GCGAGGAAGTCGTGCGTGGAAGGGGGCATGAGCGCACTCCTGTCGTGTCGTGGTCAGTAGAGCTCTTCGATGACGAGGCGGCCGTCGGCTCCGGAGCCGCCTGCCGTGGCGGCCTGCGCGTTGCCGACAATCCCCGACCCGCCGCCGCCTGGGACGGTCCCGGCATTGCTCGCTCCTGTGCGCCCGGGCGCAGGGGCGTAGCCACCCGCTCCACCTCCGGGCGAGGACCCTCCAGCACCTCCCGTGCCCTGGCCGGACGTGGAGTGGTAGTAGCCCTGATCTCCACGCTGCCCTGTGAGCAGCAGCGCCCCCGTGATCCCGCTCGACGTCGCCGACCCGCCGGCGGCACCAGTGCCCGTCGATGCGCCGGTCCCGACGGGGGTGGCGAGCAGGGTGCCTCCAGCCCCACCACCGGCGACCAGGAGCGTGCCGAACGCGGTCCCGCCGCCAGCACCGCCGTCTGCACCGGAGACACCGATCCCCGCCTCTCCGACCGTGACTGCGACCGTGGCGGGGAGGCTGGCGGCAGAGATCACCCCCTCGGCGTACGCGCCGCCGCCACCGCCACCGGCAATGGACACGGTGCCGGCGATCTGGACTCGGCCTCCACCGGCACCACCCGCACCCCAGCAGCGCACACGCACGGCCCGCAGACCAGCCGGGCGCGTCCACGTCGCGGGCCCGGCCCCGTAGGTGCGCATGACGCTCGTGGCCGCTGCGGACGTGTGCACGACGACGCGACGTCCGACGATCTGGCACCAGACGCGCTGCCCGACGACGGGGGCCGCACCGATCGTGTCGGGGGTGACGAGCAGGGCCGCATCGTCGCCGTCGAGACGGACCCGCAGCGGGGACGCCTGCGTGACGGTCGCCCACCGCCACCGGTCGCCAGGCTCGGGCGGGGGCGGCAGCAACATGTCCAGGCTGTCGCGGATCACCCAGCCACCTCCCGCAGCGTCGTACGCATGAGCGACCCGCCACCCGTCGTCAGGGACCAGCCCTGCACGGACGCCCGCACGGAGCCGCCCGGCCAGGTGCGCGTGACCACGTCGTTGAGGGCCAGCGGGATGGGTGCGTGCTCGATCTCCTGGGTCGCGACGGCCGTCGACAGGTCGAGCAGGCGACGTGCCGCCAGCGCTGTGACGACGGCCTGGCTCGTCGCCTCGACGTTGTCCTCGGAGTGCACGACCCACCGCCCGCGCGACGGCTGCGACGTCGGCGAGGACGGGTCCGTGTTGGACGCGACGCCGACGAGCGAGGGGGTCGAGTCGGTGCCAGCGGTGACGAGCACCACCCGGTTCGGGATGCCCGCTAGGTCCTGGTCGCGCGTGAAGCCGGGGACCACGATGGACGCCTCGGACGGGGAGAAGTCCCACACCGGGACACGCTCGGACGGCGGCTGGTACGGGGCCGCGACGTACTGGCCGTCCCCGTCGCACCGCAGGGAGAAGAAGTTGATGCTCGCCAGCAGGTCGTTGCAGATACGCAGCCGCGACGTCCCCGCAGGCCACACCATGCCCGAGGTCAGCGTCTCCGCCGAGTCCGTGACCGCCGCACCCGTCTGCCCGGACGCCGCGATGACCGCCCGCACAGCATCCGTCACGACCGTGCCCGCCGCGAGCGAGTAGGTCCCGTCGATCTTGTCCTCGTCGAGCACCAGCAGCTTGTCGAGGAGCTCGACCCGCCACGTGCGGCGGCCGTCCGCCGACCAGGTCTCGACCGGCGCCGAGCACAGGTAGACGCCGAGCGGCCACTCGACGACCGCGTCCCCGGCGCGCACCGTCCACCACGGCTGCACGCGCGCCGACAGCCAGTCGATGCCCTGGTCCACGTCGGTCAGGTCCAGCGTCCCGCCGCCGGAGATCGTCGCGCCGAGCTTCTGTTCGATGGTCAGGGCGTCGACCCCGTCGAGCCCGCCGACGGTCGCGTCCGTGGCCGTGAGCAGGTCGACGTGCCACGACTGCACCCGGTGCGTCGTCAGCGGGTCCGTGACGGGCGGCAGCCACAGCGGCGTCTCGGTCACGGCGTGTCCACCTCCGTGAGCGTCATCGACACCGCGGTGACCGTGCCGCCGATGCCACGGGCGGCGGACACCTCGGACAGCGACACCCACGCGCGCACACCGTCGGGGGTGCGCAGCAGGTGCGGTCCGGGCAGGCGTGCGAGGTCCAGCCAGTCGCGCGCGGAGGAGTCGCCCGCGTCGGCCGCGGGGATGTGGTCTGTGGCGAGCGACCATGTGCGGGTCGTCTGCTCGCCCGAGAAGGCCACGGGGCGCGTGCGGCCGGCGAAGCGGTGCAGGGTCGTCTCAGCCACGCCTGCGCTCTCCGTGAGCGCGACGTTCGACACGGCGCGGCACTGCACCGACGAGCCCGGACCGCCCGAGACGAAGACGGTCGCGCCCGCGACGGGGGCGACCTCGACAGGGTCTGCCGACGTGACCGACGGCAGCGCCGAGACCGCGTCGGCCCGGTAGCGGACCGACCCGACGAGCGGCGCGGTCCAGTCCGTGACCGCCGAGTACAGCGGCGCACCGCTCGCGATCTGCTCCCACGGGCCGTCGTCGACCGAGCGCCACACGTCGACCGTCACGGCCGCGATCTCGTCACCCACGGGCTCGGCCACCTGCACCTGCACGGTCGCGGTGCCCGTCGCCGTGTCCCACTCGGCCGACACCGCGGGCACGGGCGGCAGCGCGTACTGCACGTCGAAGTCGGACTCGTCCCACGTCGACCACATGCCCACCGCGTCGCGCACCCGCACCCGCACGGTCCACGACGAGCCGTCGGTGAGCACCGTGCTCAGCGTGCGCGAGGCCGTCGCGCCCGAGCCCGAGCGAGACTCGACGGTCGCCCCGTCGGCGTCGAGCAGGTCCAGCGCCCATGCGGCCTGCGTCGACCCCTCGGGGTCTGCGTACGTCCACTCGACGGTCAGCGTCGAGGTCGTGACGGTGCCACCGTCGGCCGGGGTGTCGACCAGGGCCGTCGGCGGTGCGGACGTCGGGGACGACGCGGTCGCGGACCAGGGCGACGGGTCGGCGTGCTCACCCCACGTGCGCACCTGCCACTCGACCGTGGTGCCGTTGGGGTACGTCCCACCGGGCAGCACGTAGGACGACGTGCTCGACGTCGTCTTGCCGGTCGTCGTCCACGACGAGCCGCCTGCTGCACGGTGGTGCACCTCGAAGGCCGACTGCGCGGACGTGTCGACCGGGTTGTGCGTCCAGGACCACGTCACGTCGAGGTCGGCATCCCGGATGCTCGACGGCCCGAGCCCGCTCGGTGCGTTCGGCGGCGCGGCGAGCTGGACGACACCCGACTGCACGAACGCGGAGGCGAGCGACGGGGTGCTGACGGTCGCGCGGACCCGGTACTGCCACGTCGACAGCGGCGACGGCGAGGCGTGCGTCCACGACGTCACCCCGGCCCCGACGTTGACCGCGTTGCCCCACGCGCCACCGTCCGCGCGCCGCTCGATCGTCGCCCCGGTCGCCGTGGTCGCGGCGTTGGTCCAGTGCACGATGATGTTGGCGCCGGACTTGGCCGCGGACACTCCCGTCGGCGCGGCCGGGGTCGTGTAGATCGACGCGGACGCCGACGACACGGCCGACCACCCGGAGGCGTTCTGCGCCCGGACGCGGTACTGGTAGCGGCGGTCGCTGCGGGTGGACGTGTCGGTCCACGACTGCGAGCCCGTCGTGGAGTAGGTCCCCGAGATCGTCCCGACCGCGGCCCACGCGCCCGTGACGTTGTCCCACCGCTGCACCTGCTGCGCCGTGTACGGGGCGGTCGACGTCGCCGCACGCTGCCACGACACCGTGTGCGAGGTGTCCGACACGCGCGACACCGTGACCGACGTCGGCGCGGCCGGAGCGTCCGGGGCGGTGGTGAACGACGTGGTCGGCGACCATGCACCCGTCCCCGCCGCGTTCGTGCCGCGGACGCGCACGTAGTACGTCGTCAGCCCGTCGAGCCCCGTGACCGTCTGCGGCGTGGACGCGTTGTTGTTGTTGTAGACGTACTCGCGGAAGTCGGAGTACGCCGAGACCGCGACCTGCCACGACGTGATCGGCGAGCCGTTCGCCTGCGCCGTCGTGGACGTCCATGCCACACGCGCCGTCGACGCCGTGATCGCCGAGACCGTCGGAGCAGGCGACGGACCAGGCACGCCGATGCGCGCCGGGACCGTCACGTAGCCCGACAGCGACCGCGACGCCAGCGCCTCGTAGCCCGAGATGCTGCCCGTGACGTCCACGCGCACCGTCGAGCCGATGACCGTCGCCACCGAGCCCGTGCGCGACACCAGCAGCGTGCGACCACCCGACGACCCGTGCGACACCGACGCCCCGGCCGACGCCGAGCCCAGGTCGCCCGAGAGCGAGTTCGTGTTCGTCGAGTCGACCAGGGAGTTCTCGGTCTCGAGGTACAGGCGCGTCGTCAGGCTGACGGACGTCGCCGTGCCAGTCGCACCCGGATCCTCGATGTACAGCTCGAGCCGGTAGCGGCCGCCCGCGCCGTAGGAGTACCAGGACGAGTAGAAGGTCGCCATGAACTACACCCCCGCCTTCTGCCGCGCCAGACGCCGCACGTCGGACACCCACGCCTCGAGCTCGGCCATGGACCGCAGTCGCGACGGGTCGACCGTCACGCGGATGTCGTAGGTGTCGCCCCGCCCGGCCGTCCGTGCGCCTGCGGGATTCGCCATCGGCGCCGGGACCGAGACCGCGGCGGCGGCGACACGCGCGTACCGTGCCGCGCCCGCCTCCCCACCGACGTCGTATCCGGACGCCAGCAACCGCCGCAGCTGGTACACCGCCCCCTGACCGCCCAGCCGGTTCACGTCCTCCACCGTCAGCACGTGCTCACCCGGCATCAGCATCGACAGGACCGAGTCCTTGCCCGGCACACCCCCGGTGACCGCACCGCCCGCGGCATTGAACTTCACGTTCGTCCCCGGGACCGAGTACGACGTGCCGCCCTTCGCGTCGACGAACATCCGGATCCGGCGCCCGTCGTTCAGCTTGATGAAGTCCGACACGACGCGCTGCGCGGCCGCGGCGTCCGCGACGAGCTTCGTGTACACCTGGTTCGGGATCAGCCCGTACGCCTTCGCGAGATCGCGGGCCTCCTGCTCGGTCTTGCCGAGCTTCTTCGCCATGTCGACGAACTGGGCGAGCTGCGCCTCCGTCGTGTCCTGCAGCTCCCGGCCCGTCGCGTTGTTCTTCTCCATCGCGTCGGTGACGGTCTGCCAGCGGCGCACCTGGTCGAGCAGCGCGGACTCAACGTCACGCGCCGCTGCGGCCTTCTCGTCGTCGGACGCCGTCGAGTCCTTCTGGACCTTCGTCGCACGCTGCGCCGTCTCGGTGAACCGCTGCAGGCCGTCCTCCGCCTGCAGCTGCGCCTCCCGAAGCGACAGGTTCGCGCCCGCCGCCTCACGCTTCGCGTCGATGTTGTCCTTCGTCGCAGACGTGTCGTCGCGGATCGCGCCGGTCTGGTCGGTCGTCGCATGCAGCCCGGCGCGCTGCTCGTCGGTCCACGCCGCCTGCGCGGCCGCTACATCCTTCGACTGGACACCGAGCCGCTTCGCCAGGTCCGCGAGCCGCCCGTACTCCCCGCCCGCATCCGATGCCGCGACCTCGGACGCGTGGAGACGCGCCTTCAGATCGTCGAACCCGTCCGGCTTGCTCAGCTGCGCGTCCGCGACGACGTACTCGCCGCGCAACGCTTCCGTCTGCGACTTGAGCCGGGCAGCCTGAGTCTCCGCGTCCGCGAGCGTCGCCGCGAACCGCTCGGCACCGGCCGACGACGGGTCGATCGCGAAGTCGACGACGTCGTCGAGCGCGACCCCGAGCTCCTTGGCCTTCTTGATCGTCCCGTCGTCGACGAGCGCCTTGTAGGCCGCCGCCCGCGTGTTCTCGGTGATCGCACCGGTCGCCTCGTCCAGCGAGTCACGCAGATCATCGACCCGCGCCTTCGCCTCCGCCTGCTTCCCCGCGAAGTACCCCAGTGCCGTGGTGATCCCGGTGATCGCGAGCCCGACCGGGTTCGAGATGAACGCGGCCTTCAACGCCGCCCCGACCGTCTTGATCCCAGTCGACGCGACGACACTCGCCGCCCCGATCGTCCCGATGGCTCGCGACGACGTCCCCGACAACGCCGTCTGGATCCGCACCTGCTCGTTGAACGACGCGAACGCCGCCGACACTGGCTTGAACACCGCCGCGAGCCCGAGCGCCTTGAACGCGGTGAACGCCGCCACCGCCGCGAGTACCGGCGTCGGCAGACCGGCCACCCACGACACGACCTCAGCCAGGACCTCCACGACCGGGCCCGCCGCCGCGACGAACCCATCGAGTGCGGGACCGGCTTGCACGGCGAGCAGGTTCACCAGCGGCACGAACGCGTTCACCAGGTCGACCACCGACGGGGCGAGCGTCGTGATCGCAGACAGCACGGAGTCCGCGAGGCTCACACCCATCTGCCCGAGCACCGGCACGAGCGGGGCGAGCGTGTCCAGCAGCGCCTGCCCGACACGACGCACCTCAGGGGACGTCGCACCGAACGCGACCAGCCCGGCCACGACCGGGTTCAGAGCGGGCAGGAACCGGCCGAGGACCGGGATCGACCCCGACCCCAACGCGAAGAACGACGCACCGAGCCCGCTGACGAGCGGCGCGTAGTGCACGAGCTTGTCGATCTGCCCGTTGACCTTCGACAGGTCCCACCCGTTGATCGCCGACCGTGCCCGGTCCAGCGCAGGCGTGATCCGGTTCAGCCCCGGGCCGAGACGCACGAGCATGATGTCGACGAACGGCTTCGCCTTCTGCTCGAGCGCGCGCAGCAGGTCCGCGACCTTGTTCGCCCACTCGACCGCCCGGCCGCCGCCCTTCGGGTCGACGAACGGCGCCGCCAGGACGCTGCCGATGTCACGCCACGCACCCTTGATGCGGTCCGTGGCACCGTCCATCTGCTGCTTGATCGCCGCGGTCGCACCACCGAACCGGTCCATCAGCCCGGTCACGAGCGGGTCCCACACCTTCGCGACGGGGATACCCCCGGGCTTCGACGCGAGCTCGCGGATCTGCGCACCGGTCTTGCCCATCGCCTCGCCGACGATCCCGGCCGCGTCGATGCCGTACTGGCCGAGCTGGTTCAGGGTCTCCCCGGTGAGCTTGCCCTGCCCCTGCATCTGCGCGAGCGCGTAGGTGACCTGTGCGACCTGGTCGTTCGACCCGCCGACCGCGGCGACCGCGTTCTGGATCGCGTCGAGCGCGGGGATGACCTTCTTCGCCTCCACACCGAACCCGAGCAGCTGCTGCTGCGCGGTGATGAAGACCTGCTTCGCGAACGGGGACGTCTTGGCGAAGGCGTCGAGCTTGTCCATCTGCGCGTTCGCCTTCTCGGCGCCGCCGAGCAGCGTGGACAGCGCGGCACGGGACGACTGCTGCAGACGGTTGTAGTCGTAGCCGACCTTCCCGACCGCGATCCCCAGCCCGCCGAGGGTCGTGACCGCCGTCGAGAACGCACCTGCGACAGCCCTCGCGGTCGTCCCGGCCGCCGACGCCAGACCCGACAGCTTCTGCCCCGACGTCGACATGCCACGGTCGAAGCCGCTGCTGTCGAGCGTCAGGAACGCGGTCAGCTCGCCGACCTTCAGTCCCATGCGGTCACCCCTCTCGCGGCAGCGGACCGGTCAGGTCCCGGGACAGTGCCGACTCCGGCACGGTGAGCAGCCCGAGGATCCGGGCACGCAGCCACGGCCACGGCCGGGCACGGGTCGTCGGGTCTCCCAGGTCGACCCCGTAGAAGCGGTGCAGGTCGATCTCGATCAGGTGCCAGCGGTCGAGGAGCTGTCGCCACGAGACACGGCGTCCTTGCTGCTCGCGCGCGGGCCGGTGTTTCGGGCGGAGCGCGGGCGGGACTCGCCGGTACGCGGGGTAGATGCCGTTCGCGTCGGGCGTTCCGATGCCGTACTGGGCCCACTCGACGGGGCCTGCGGTTCCCCCGAGGCACCACCACCGGCACCGTGCAGCGCGTCGAACAGGTCATCCGCGGCGGCCTCACCGAGGACGTGCAGGTACAGGGCGTACTGGGCGGCCCGCTCGACGTGCGGTGCAGGGACACGCGCGGCGATCATCGCCTCGTACGTGTCATCGCCGAGCGCGAGACGCTGCAGCCCCTCGGGCCCGTTGATGCCGTCGAGCAGCTCGAGCACCTCGGGGCTCGGCTGCTCTGAGGCCCCCGCCATGAGCTGCATGCCCGACGCGACGATCGCGGCGAGCTTCAGCCCCGATGCCTGGTCGGGTGGGGTCAGCGTGAACGTCCCCCACTGGCCGAGGGTGATCGTGTGGTCGGGGGCGAGGTAGGCGGTCAGGTCCTTCATCGGTGATCCTCCTGGTGCGAGAGGACCGTGCGGGGGCAGGTGCACCTACCCGCCCCCGCACGGGGTCAGGGAACGGGTCAGGCGCCGCGCGAGTACGGGAACGCGGTCGACGTCCCGGCGGGGCTGGTGACGACGATGTCGGCCTGCCGGGGTGCGTCCTCGTCGGCGGGCACCACCAGGACGATCACCGAGTCGCCGATGACGGTCAGGTCGTCGACGTCGACACCGCCGAGGGTGACGCCCGTCGCGGCCGCGAACCCGGAGCCGCGGACGGTGACCTGCTCGCCCTCGGCGGCACCCGACGGCAGGGCGCTCGTGACGACCGGGGCCGCGGTACCGGGCGTGCCGGGGTTCGCGATGACCTGGACGGGGCCGGCGGACGTCGCGGTGATCGCCCATCCACCGGTCTCGGCGTTGCCGGTGTTCTGCCGGTCGGCCTGCACGGTGAAGTGCCCCTCACGGGCGTACGCCGCACCCTCGGAGTCGTAGTACCGCAGGTGGACCTGACCGTCCTTCCCGCGGATGCCGGGTGCGGCGGCGTCGATGAGCTTCTGCAGTTCGGGCAGGTACGTGCCGTCGACGTTCCGCTGGACCTGGACGGTGAAGCCGAGCGTGTCGGCCTCGCCGACGCGGACCTGGTTCGCCGCGCCGCGGTCGTCGTAGGTCGCGGCGTCGAGCATCGTCGGCGTCGACTGCGGGGCGACCGCGGACGAGAAGCGGATCTGCTGCCAGTTCGGGACGTCGCTCGCGGGGAAGTCGAGGTCGATGTCGATGACGAGCTCGTACGAGAAGCCGAGGTCGGTCATGGTGATGCCTCCAGGGGCGTGTTGAGGATGATCTCGAAGTTGTCGGTCCGCTCCTGGCGGCCGTTGTCGTCGGCGCCCAGGCGGGCGGACGAGATCCTGCGGGCCCGTGCGACACCGTCTCGGTGGTGCACCCCGTGCAGCGCCGCGAACCCGGCAGACGCGAGCACGTCCGCACCTGCGGGTACTCCCGGCGCGCCGCGGTAGCGGACCTGCACGTACCGCACGGTGATGCCCGTGCTGACGGGGTCGTCGGCCGAGTAGACGGCGACCCCCACCCCCCGGTCGGGGGCGGCGGCGATCGGCCCGTAGTAGATCCCGACCTCCGACGTGGTGTACGACGGGCCGCCCGGTCGCCACGCACCGACACCGGCGGCCGCGAGCCACGATGCGATGAGGCGGGTCAGGGTGGCGTCGTCCATCAGGCACCTCCGAGGGCACGCCGTAGCGCGGTCGCGATGATCGCCTGCGCTTCACCTGCGGTGTCGTCGAGTGCGGACTCGAGGAACTTCGCCTGCCCGTGACGGTGCCGGTAGGTCAGGTCCTCGTGCTGGCGGGCGGCGTACGGCAGGTCGGTCGAGACGGTCGCGACGAGCTCGCTCGTCGTGGCGGGTCCGACGAGCTGCGACGAGCGCAGGTCACCGACGTCGAGGGGGGTGCGTGCGACCGACACTGCGCGCACGCGTTCGGCGGCGGCGGTGAGGCCGGTCGCGGCCGCGGCGCGCACAGCGGCTGCGACCGGCTGCCCGTTCCAGGTGACCTTGACGTCCACGGTGCCCTCGCTCTCAGGTGAGATTCGCGACGACGTGGCTGGGCAGCGCGAGCGGCCCGCCGTCGAGGTCGGCGCACGTGATCACCGTGGCGGCCCGGGTGGGCAGCGTGACCCTCGCCCCGGGCGCCAGTGCGGTGGTGCCTGCGGGGGCGTACACGGTGGTCTCCGACACAACCTCGCGCCCGTCAGGTCCCCGGACGAGTCGCCGCGTGTCCTCGACGAAGCAGCGCACATCGACGGCGGACGCGTACACGTCGCCCTCCCCACCGGACCCGATGAGCTGCTCGACGCTGATCGTGTGCACGAAGAAGTCCTCGAGGGTGCTCATCCGTGCACACCGACCTCGGAGGGCACCAGGCCGGCCGCAGCGAGGATCAGCAGAGCCTCCTGGCACAGACGGGTCGCGGCGGCAGACCGGGCGCTCATCGCGGTGACAGACGCGGCAGCGGCAGTGTCGTACTCGACGCGTGCCGTCCCCAGCGCCTTCGCCCTCGTCGGAGCAGCCTGCAGCTGCACACCTCCGGCGGCAGGGTCGACGTCGGCCGCGACCCACGCGGCGACCTGTGCGCACGTCGCATCCCGGAACGCCGCCCAGGCGAAGTCCTGGGAGGGTGCGCCGTCGTCGTCGGTGTCGTAGATCGCGGTGAGGGTAGCGCGTCGCACGAGCGCGGACGCGGCCCGCAGCAGGGCTCCGGTGTTGGCGGGGGCGGGATTGACCCACCCGGTGAGGTCGTCCGTGGTGGCGTAGACGAGCATGACGGCCTCCTCGAGGTGGGGTGGCGGCTGGGGCGCAGGTCGACCGTGCAAGGGGCAGAAAGGACGTGACGGCCAGACGTGGCGTTACCCGCCACGGACCCCTCAGTTCGCCTTCACCGCAGGTGTTCCTACGTGGGCCGTCTTTCGCGGTGTTGACGCCCCCGCCGCCGAGACCCGCCGCCGGTGTGCGGGCACGGCGGCGGGGGCGTACGGGTCAGGCCGGCGGGGCCTGCGCGGCGGTGATCGCCGCGACGATGTCGGCCTTGTTCGACGCGGACCCGAGGTCGACGTCGTGGGCCTTCGCGAACGCCTTCAACTCGGCGCTCTTCCACGCCTCGCTCGGTGCACCGTCGGGGAACGGAGCCTTCGGCTCGGCGTCGACCGTGTACCCGTGCCGCTCGAAGTACGCGAGCGCGGCCCTGTCGTCGGTCTCGCCGACGCCGTCCGCGAACGTGACGCCTGCGACGACCCCAGTGAAGCCCTTCACGGGGGTGTGGATCTTCGGTGCCATGGTGTGCTCCTGGTGCTCAGGTGTCCTTGCGGACGATGGACTCCCACCAGCGGAAGGTCGCGACGACCGCACCGTCCTTCCACGCCTGCAGCGACCCGTCGGGGCCGTCGTAGTCGAGGTGGTCGGCCTGCACGGTCTTCGACTTGTCGCCGCCGGTGGAGATGACGTACGTGCCGGGCTCGGACAGCCCGGTCGGGATGGAGCCGTACACGGTTGCGCTCCTGTCAGGTGCGGGCCGGGCGTCACTGGACGCGGATGTTCCGGAAGACCGCGGCGGCCTTCGTGGCCTTCAGCGCGACCGCGACGGGCCCGAGCTCGACCTCGCCCTTCTTCACCGCACCCGCGGTGTCGAAGTTCGGCAGCCAGGACTGCACGATGCGCCCACCGACCGTGGACACCCCGTGGAACCCGTCGAGGCCGACCCGGTAGGCGAACAGGTCCGTCAGCCCGGTCGTCGGGTCCTCGTCGTCGCCGACGGTGCGGCTGGCGATCGGGATGACCGGGTTGTTCGTACCGGCCTTCGCACCGGGGTCGGCGAACACGATCCCGCCGTACGTCTCGCGGACGATCGGCCGTCCGTCCGGGCCGACGAGGTCGTCGACCGGGTTGCGGGTGTACATCCCGGCGCGGCGGGCAGCGGCCCGGACGCGGGCCAGCGCCTTCGCGTTGCCGAGGATGACCGTCGGGGTGCCGTCGAGCAGCGCGAGGAACTCGTCGATCGCGTCGAGGGCCTTGTGCTCGGCGCGGGTGCTCGAGTCGAAGTCCCGCCAGTCCGTGACCTCGTCGGCACGGAACTCCGTGCTGCTGCCAGTCAGGGCCTTGTCGAGACCGTCGAAGCCGTTGGCGTCGGTCGCGACGTCGCCGTTGATGACGAGGTCCGCGAACTGCGCGTTCGCGGCCTTGATCTTCTGCTGCATGTTCAGCGTGACGGCGTTCGACGCGGCCGGGCCGATCTGCGCGATGACACGGTCGACCTCGAACGACCCGCCGAGCACGGCCAGCGTGACCGTGTGCTTCGACGTGGTCACGTTCTGCGGCGTGTACTCCGCGTTCAGCGCACGGGTCGACGCGGTCGCCTGCGTGGCGAGACGCCGGTACCCGTAGTCGAGGGTCGCGCCGCCACCGGCGGGGTTGACGACGTCGTCGAAGATCAGGGAGTCAGCGACGGCGGACTCCTTGCGGAACTCGTCGATGACGGCCGGGTCGTAGTCGGTCGCCGCGTTGTTCTTGGACTCGGCCAGGGAGACGGCCATGGTTGACCTCCAGGTCAGGAGTTGCCGTAGTGCGCCTCGACGGCGCCGGCGAGGGTGGTGGGCTTCTTCGATCCCTCACCGGTCCCGCCGGTGTGGTCGACGCTGCTCGCAGCTGCCACCGGGGCGGCCTTGAGCGTGGGGTTCTCGGTCACGGCGGCCTGCGCGGCCGCGATGACCTTGGTGGTGAAGTCCTCGGCCGTGGGGTCGAGGGTCGCGACCTTCGCCAGGAAGGTGCGGGAGTCGGTGAGCGCGGCGGGGTTACCGCCGTGCTGTGCGGCGGTGCGGTACACGGCGAGCTCGACGGCGGACTGCTGCGCCTGCTTCTGTGCAGCGGTGACCTGCTCGGCGAGCTGCTCGGCCGTGGGGGTGCCCTGCCCGTCGGTGACGAGACCGAGGGCCTTGCCGAGGTCCTGCACGAGTGCGTCGCGGGCCTCCTGCGCGGCGGTGGCCTTCGCGTTGGTGCGCGACGACGCGTTCTCGCGGCGCAGGCGCGCGATCTCGGCCTTCAGCGCTGCGGGGTCGTCGGGGAGCGTCTCGCCGCCCTGCGTGCCCTCCTGTGCGCCCGTGGCGGCCGCGGCGCCGACGCTGGCGGTGCTGGTCTGCGCGGCAGCCTGCTCCGAACCGGCAGCGCCGGTCGTGCCGGACGCCTCCGCGGTACCGGTGGCCTCACCGGGCGCCTCCATGCGGGCGTCGCCGAACGTCTGCCGGTGGAAGGCGAGCAGCTGGTCGACGAAGTCGGGCGCCGCCATGTCGACGACGGTCGTGGCCGGGATGTACGCGGGGATGGTGCGGGACACGCTGACCTCCTGGGTCGGGATGGGCCCCGGCGCCGGGCCGGGCATGACGAAGGCCCCGACACCAGGGCGGTGCGGGGCCTCAGAAACGGCAATCGGGCATAGGGCGAGGACCGGCTGCGCTGCCAATCCTGGCTGCGGGACCGGCCCTCACAGCCAGAATACGTCAAGGATGCGGCACATGGACGAATCGGCCGTCCTTCGTGAGGACGAGCACCTCCACGAACGGGGTCCATGCGATCCGTCGCCTTACCTCAGCGATGAAGTTCTGCTCGTCGAGCGGGGAGCGTGCCAGGTCGATGATCAGGCGATCGGACTGCTTCTTTCCTCGCTTCAACTGGTCCGAGACGTTGTGCTTCCCGGAGCCCTTCGGCGACTTCAGCTCCCAGCGCACCCCGTCGACCAGGAAGTCAGGGGTCCGTTGACCCTTGACGCGTGACGGCACGAGAAGCTCGACCCTGTGACCGGCGTCGGCCAGCCGCTGCGCTGCCTTCAACTCGTAGACCCCAGGCTTGAACCCCTTCACCTGCGGGATCCGCACGGAACCAGCACGCGGGACACCGACCGCATCCGCGGTGGCGCGGCGGCCGAGGTTGACCTGCTCGCGGTACCGCTTGCGGTTCAGCCCGGTGGCGTCGACGTGCTCGCGGATGCGCCGCTGCAGGTCCCGCACGGCGGTGTTCGCGCGCCGCCGCCCGTCCGGGGTGACCGCCGCCGCGGCGTCGATCTTCGCCTTGCGGACCTCACGCTCCAGGTACCGCAGATGCTCACGCTGCTGCTCGAGCTCCGGGTCGTACGTCGTCGCGTCCACCACGACCGGCAGACCAGGCACGAACGCAACGGTCGTGCACCGGCAGTTCGGGTGCTGCCACCCCTGGTCGCGTGCCTGCTCGAGCGTCCCCGCGACCACCACCGTGACGGTGCCCGACCCGACCGCTGACGGGACAACCACCCGACCGGTCGAGCCCGCGCCGATCCGCACGACCTTGCCCGCCCACTGCGCGCACGACTGACACCCGTCCGACCCGACGACCACGCTGACGAGGTCGGTCCCGTTGTCGACGAGCGTCTGCTCGTGCTGTGCGTTCCACGCCCTGCGTGCGGCCGTGCGCGTCGCCATCTCCACGTACGTCGCCGAGTTCCAGCGACGCCCGGCCTTGTCGATGAACGCCGGCGCGCCACGGCGGATGAGGTCCTGCCAGGCGGCGGCCTGCGCGGTGCGGGTCGTCTGCCCGAGCCCGAGCAGCAGCCGCGACGTCGGCCCGGCGATGACCTGCCGGTACACGTCGTCCGGCCACCGCAGGATCCGCCGCGTCACGTCGTCGAACGCGGACGTCAGGTCCAAGGTGAGGGCCTGTGCTGCGAACGCACCTCGTGCGACCGCGGTCGTGCGCACGAGGGCGGGGACGTCGCCGAGGGCCGCGAGCTCGTCGAGTGCGGCGGCGACACCGCCCGCTGTGGCTGCCTCAAGGATCGCGGCGACCTGCTCGGATGTGGCGGCGCGCAGGGCTGCGGCGACCTGCTGGGCCGCGGCGCGCAGCTCGCTGATCCGCAAGAGCGTGTCCGCGGTGTCCGCACCCGTCTCAAGGCCGGCGGCGACCTGCACGGAGATCGCCCGCTGCAGTGACGCTTCCGCATCGGCGAACATCCCCGCGAGGTCGGCGATCGCCTTGTCGAGCGCGTCACGGTCGTCAGGCCACCAGACGGCCACGGGTCTACTCCGTGATCGCGAAGGGGTCGCCCACAGGCACGCCACGCTCGCGCAGGATCGCCACAGCCTCAGCGTCGACGCGGACGGCGTCCCAGTCAGGGTGCACGAGAGCCACGAGCGTGCGTGTGGACGCAGCTTCGGCGGCGCGCAATGCCGCGGCCGTCTGCGCCGCCTGCAGCGGCGTCTCCCAGATCCCGTCGGGGAACGACACCGTGAGGCCGGTCCCCTCGTGACGCTGGTGGAACACGTCGGCGTTGACGCTCAGGAGCTTGCCGACGAGCTCCTGCAGTGCGGGCCGCCACAGACGCAGCTTGCGACCGCGGGTCTTCAGGGAGCGGGACTCACGGGCCATGACCTCGGTCGCGGTCGTCTGCGACGTCTCACCCTGCTCGCCGAACGTCTGCACGGAGTACCCGGCGGACTGCACGATCCGGTCGGACCACTCCTGCGCGGACGCCCGGTGCTCCTCGAACCGGATCGCGAACTGCACGGGGGTGATCGGCGCGTCACCTTCTTCGGCGGCCGCGAGCTTCAGCGGTGCGAAGACCTCACGGTCGAGGTCCATGCTCGCCCCGGCGCCGGGCCCGTTGTCGTCGAGCATGTACCGGGCCACGACGAGCCGCGCCTTCGCGAGCCGGATGTCACGCATCCACGCGGCGTGGATCTCGTCGAGGTCATCGAGGAGCGACTCGATGCCGTCGATGTCTGCGGCGCCGAGCCCGCCAGCGGGAGCGACGCCGCGCCACGCCTTCGCGGTCGCAGGGTCGGTGTTCGGGATGTACACCACGGACAGGCCCGGGGTGCGCCCGGCGGCGACGTACCCGTCAGCGGCGACAGCGTCCGCGAGGGGCGCGGTCGCGGCCTTGTCGGTCAGGGGTACGGGGCGCCCGAGCCGGTCGGGGCTGCCCTGGTACAGGCCGTGCTGGATGACACCGATGCCGGTGGGGAGCAGCTCGTGGCGCTCGAGGTGCCGCCACACGGTGGACCCGTCCCGGTCGACGACGTGCCAGAACGTGACCGCCCGCAACCGCCCCCAGGTGAACTCGGGGACGGCCTCGTCGGCGGGGACGACGGTGACGAACGCGTGGTCGGCGACGGCGGGGTCCCAGGTGACCCGCAGGTACACGCCGCCGAGCGCGGCGGCGGCTTCAGCGCCACCCGTGAGCGTCGCGAACAGCGGGTCGGCGAGGGTGTCGTCGAGGTACCCCTGGGTGGTCGTGTCCTCGACGTGGATCGTCGGCGGCTCGGAGAACAGCAGGTCCGCGCTGGTGCGGGCGATGTCCGCGGCGAGGGGCACGTGCGTGAAGTCCTGCCGCTGCCCGCTGTTCTGGGGGCGGCCCCACCAGAACCGGGCGGCCGCACCGACGACCCCGCCGCGCAGCTGTGACGGTCGGGTCACGGGCCCGCGGGTGGGTCCGCCGGTGCGGTAGACGGCGGTGAGCTGGTCGGGGTTGCCGGTCCACCAGGCGGACCACGCGGTGAGCGTCGGGGTGATCTGCTCGAGGTGCTTGGGGGGCCACGCGGTGTCGGTGGTGGGCAGCGGCATCGGGCGGCACCTCCTCGTGTCGGTGGTCGATGGGAAGGTGCGAGCACCAACGAGGGAGGGAGCCCACCGTGGGCCAGGATCTGAGGCAAGAACTGTCCGCCATGGCGGACGCGATCGCGCACGCAGCGAGGAACAACTACCGGCCGCTCAGGTCGACGGCAGCGTTCGTCCGAAACGCGATCGGCGGTGAGGCCGTCGCGTTCGTCGCCGCGAACGTGGAGCCCGTGGGCGGTGGGTGGAGCGTCACAGGCGACCTAGTCGTCTTCGGTCAGACCGTGGTTGCGTTCGTGCATCTCGACTCGTCGCCATCCAGCGCCCACGCCGGCACTCAGCAAGAAGGCGCTCTGCGTGTGCAGGTACTGCCTCGCTCTGCGCTCTCAGGAGTCGAAGTGACCTGGGAGAAGCACGGGGTTCAGTCGCTCGAGGAGGAGGAATACTTCTCGTTCCCGTACGAGGCCACCTTGATCCTCGCGTTCGCTGGCCGCGAGAGCGCTGTCGAGATCCCACGTCTCGGCACGAGCAGTCTCACCACCGAGCTCTATGCGAGTCTCCTCGCCGACCTGCGAGCGTCCTAGTCGGTGTCGTCACCCGGTGCCGTGTCGGCCGCCGGCGCGAGGGGAATCAGGTCCCGCCAGTCCAGGCGGGTCGTGTAGACCGCGTACCGCAGTGCGTCGACCTCGTCGTCGTCGGCCTTCACCGGTTCGTCCTGCCCCCGCGCGGTCGCCTTGTCGGACCACACGTACCCGCCGATCCGGTCGATGAGGTGTGTGCACGTGTCGGCGACGACGAGCCGGTCGGTCGCCAGGAGCGCGGAGATCGTGCGAATGCCGGGCAGGACGGCCTTGTGGGCGTTGCGGACTCCGCGCACACCGTCGTGCTGCAGCTGGTTGCGGAACGACGCGGCGGCGGAGTCGACAGCGACCCACTCGGGTGTGCGCCACGCGTCGACGGGCTGGCGTGCGAGCCAGGTCCGGAACCGGGCGGACTGCTCACCCTGGGTCGCGGCGCCGGGCGCCCACTCGGCGAGCACGTACAGCCGGTGCTCACTGGTGTGCCCGTCGCGCAGGTCGGGGCCGAGCCCGAGGAGGTACCCGCGGGTGTGGTGGGTGTCGCCGTAGTCGACGCCCACGGCCAGGACCCGGTCCATGGTCGGGAACGCGGCGGCGGGTGCGACGTGGCGGGCCGGGTCCCAGGTCTCGTAGATCGCGCCGGCGGCTTGGACCCACTCGCCGAGGATGAACCGCCGGTACCAGAGGCCGACGTACTCGCGGCACACCTGCGCGACGTAGGCCGGGTCGAGGTGCGTGTTGTCCGTGAGTCGGAACCGGAACACCTGGTAGTCGAGCGCGGCGGCACGGTCGACGACCTGCTTCTTCAGCCAGTGCGCGGGCCCGTCGGGGTTGGTGGTGGCGAACAGGCGCGCGCCGGGGACGGACATGCGCCCGAGGAGCTGCGTCCAGAACGCCTCGGAGACGAGGGTGGCTTCGTCGACGTACGCCCCGGCGACGGTCAGGCCGCGCAGGACCATCTCGGCGCGGGCGTCGGACGCGCCGAGGACGTGCACGGTGCGGCCGAGGATCTGCGCGGTGGGGGCGCCGGCGGTATAGGTGACGTGCCGGGCGAGCGCACCGAACAGGCTGACGTCTTGCAGGGGTCCGAAGACGTTGCGGGCGATGGACTCGCGGGTGCGGCCGACGACGACGAGCGCACCACCGTGGGGGGCGTGCGCGACGAAGATCAGCCACGCGAGCAGCGACGCGATGGTCTTCCCGGAGCGGATGCTGCCGGTCCAGAGGTTCACGCGGGCGACGGCCCGGGCGATCGACCAGACCTGCCGGGGGGACAGGCCGGCCATGACGGCGGCGAGCACTGCGCTGGTGATCGCGGCCGCGGCGCTCACGGTGCGGGTGTCGCCTCGAGGTCGGGGTCGGGCATGCGGTCGGCGGCCGCGGCGATCGCCGCGGCGATCCCGTCGAGCATGCCGACGGCCTCGGCGACGCCCTGGTCGGCGTCCATCCGCTCGAGGCGTTCGATCGCACCGACGAGGGTGTTCACGGTCTGCGCGAGCTTCAGCTTGTCGGCGTGGGGCGGCTCCGCGAGGGTCCGTTCCTCGTAGGTGTTGTCCTTGCCGCCGAAGTTGAACACGACGGTCGGCGCCCACAGCTGGGTGCGGACACGCTCGGCGTCGGCGAGCAGGTCCGAGCGCAGGGTCGCGCGGCGTGCGCGGGCGTCGGTGACACGGGCGTGGGTGGCGGCGGCGGTGCGGGTGCGGTCTGCGGCGGACAGGCCGAGGTGTGCGAGGCGGCGGGCGACGGCGGTCTTGGACCGGTTGAGGTCGAGGGCCATGGCGCGCACGGACGTCTCGGCGGTGTGGAGCTCGCGGAGGCGGTCGTCGTCGTCGGGGGTCCAGGTGGAGCGGTTGGACACGGCGCTCACCTGCCTTGGGCCGGGCGGCACCCGCGCCTGGCGTGGTGTCGCGTGGGCATGCGAAGAGCCCACGGCGCAGGGGGTACGCGGTGGGCTCTTCGACAGTTGTGGTGATCCTGACGGAATGGTGCGTGACAGGTGTGTGAGCCGTCAAGCCGTGAGCGTGGGGCGCACTGGCACGGCACGCTCGGCGACGAGGTCGAGGACGTCCCCGACCCGGTACAAGGGCCGCCCACGCCGGTCCGCACGCGGCCGGCCCTGCTCGTCGACGGCGACGGCGAGGACCCGTCGACGCTTCCACTGGCGGATCCGGTCAGCGGTGACCGGGACACCGAGCCCGTCGATCGCGCGGGCGAGGTCGACGGCAGGCAGGACGTGATCCTCGAGCTGCTCGAGGAGGGTCTGCTGCCGGACGGACACGTCCCAGGTGGTGCCGCAGCGTGGGCACTCGACGGTGGCGCACCCGTCGTGGGCGTAGAGCTGCTCGGTGCACGTCGTGGGGACCAGCGACGGGACGGGTGCGCCGGTGTCGTCGACGGCGCCGAGCCGCATGGGTGTCTCGATGAGCGCACCGCAGGTCCCGACGAACACACGGTCGGCGGGCCGGTCGATCGCGGTGCGCGCGTGACGGAGTGCGGCGCTGAGCTCGTCGATGGCCTGCGGGCCGGTGGGGTGGTGGGCGAGCCACCTGGTGGCGTCGCGCAGGTACTCGCCGATGCCAGCCCAGGTGGTGGGCAGGGTGTGGCCGCGCACGGCGGTGATCCAGTCGGCCCACGCGACGAGCGTGTTGCGGGTGACGAAGAGCGCGTCGGCGGCGCCGAGGTGCACGACGAGCGGGGTGGTGGCGGCGGTGAGCGGGGCGGGGTGCGGGTCGTCGTCGATGTCGGGGGTGGCGGGGCCGGTGCTGGCGTAGCGGGTGGTGAAGACGGCTTGGCGGGTGAGGGTGGTGTCGAGGTCGCCGAACAGGCCGGGCAGGTCGGTGAGCAGGCCACGTAGGCGCCCGGTGCAACTGCGGCAGGCGTACTGGTCGGGGTCGAGGGTGGGTGCGCCGTCGCGGTGGGTGAGGGGGCAGACGTGCGGGTCGGCCATGGGGTCTCCGTGCCTTGTTGCGGGTTGGACAAGCGTTCAGGGTTGTCAGATCGGGCGCCAGCGGACGGGCGGGTCGGGCAACGGTTGGTGGTCGATCGCGCACAGTCGTGGGCCGAGCTCGCGGAGGCGGTCGTCGACGAGGGCGGCGTGCATGGTGCAGAACGTGTGCCACGGGTGTGCGGTGGTGCAGCGGGCTTGGCCGGCGCGGGTGGCGGGTGCGGTGCAGCGCGGCGACTCGCACGGCACTTCGGCGGTGAGGTCGACGTCGACGGTAGTCGTGTGGGTGGTCGCTGGGAGGCTGCGCGCACGCGCGTCGGCGCTGGGCTGGCGGCGGGACGAAAGGAGCACGGTGATGGTGAAAGCACTCGGGAGAGCTGCGTGGCGGCTCGTGATCGGGCTGGTCGTGGCGGCGGTCGTGGCGGTCGTGGCGTGGGCGACGTTGCTGCAGGTGGAGGGGACGCTGGTCGACCGGATCGGGGGGCTGTGATGGTGAAGGCGTTCCTGCATGTGAACGGTGTCGACTACGAGCTCGCGACGACGCTCGAGGAGCAGCAGGTGCAGCAGCTCGTTGAGCGCATCGCGACGACGACCGACGGGCTGCAGCGGGAGCCGGTCGTTCTGGGTGACGCTCGACCGGTGTTGGTGATCGACTGCTCGACGGTGTGGGCGATCACAGGCTGGGTCGCCTAGGTTCGGCCGGGCTCGGCGGGCGCGCGTGGGGGACGTGTCCGCCGGGCTCACTCCCGCACCTCGATCCCCAGGGCGGCGCGGAGGTCGCGGACGAACCTCCACCCGTCCTCCCCGAACGTTCCCCACTCGTCGTCGTAGTAGCGGTCCAGCAGCGCCTCCACCTGCTCTGCGCTGACCGTCTGCGCGGTACCACCACGGGAGGCGAGGGCATCATCAACGATGTCCAGTGCGTCGCCGAACGCGCGCGGGACAGTCCCGGAACGTCCCCCGTCCCGTCCGTCGTCGTGCCGTTCGGGTTGCTGTGGTGGTTGTGGGTCATCGGTCTTCCTCTCGGTCGTTGGCGTGTTGGTTCTGCCAGTCGTGGAGTGCGGTGGTGTGGTCGTCGGGCTCGTCGTCGGGTTCGTTGTCGGTGAGGTGGGCGGCGAGGGCGAGGGTGGTGTGGGCGTATTGGCTGGTGAGGCTCACGGCTTCTCCTGGAGTGGGTCGCCGTATCCGACGGCGCGTAGCTGGGCGAGCGAGGACTCGAGCGACATGCGCACGACGGCGTGGTCGGTGATCGCGTCGCGCAGGTCGTCGGGGTAGCCGCGTAGGTCGGCGATCCACCCGTGGCGCCAGTACGCGTGCCAGCGCTGGGCGTTGGGTGCGCCGACGCCGCGGCGCTGCACGACGAGGAACGCGATGGCGGCACCGGCGTGCATCCGTTCGCGCGCGGTCTCGGCGAGCCAGCGCTCTACGTCGCCGTCGCTGTGGGACCGAGCTGCCTCGCCGCCCTTGACCTCGAGGATGACGCCGGGGCAGAGGCCGATGTCGCCGCGGTCGTGGTTGCCGGTGAGGGTGAGCCGGTCGGCGTTGGGGAAGCCGAGGCGGCGTGCGGCGCGGACGACGGCGGTTTCGGCGGCGGTGCCGATCTGCTTGGGGCGGTTGACCATGGTGATCCTCAGAACGGTGGCGGGGCGTCGTGGTCGACGGTGTGCCGGTGGGGGGTGGGTAGGGGTGCGTGGGTGAGGGGTGGGCGGTCGCAGTCGTGGGCGGTGAGGACGATGACGGTGGGGCTGGCGGGTGGCAGGGGT